AGCCGCAACTGCAATTGGGTATGCACCCAGTGTCGGACCCACAGGGACTTCGAGAGCCCCGACCAGACCGCAGCTACAACACCTCCGGGATACTTGCAAATGGCTCCTACGGCGGCGGTAGCCGGGTATTTCAGTGGGGCTGGAATCCTGTAGGGGGTTCAAGTAGTTTTGATGCCGTGCTGACGCCAAATAGCTTGGTGGCTACGGGATTTGTTGGTGCCGTTGCCGTTGTCATTGGGCTTCCGCTAAATTTGCTTACTGAAGCGGGGTATCAACTAGTAACTGAAAGCGGCGATAGTTTAACTACAGGATAACTTATGACTGATATAAAAATCTCCGCCCTTCCCACGATTGCACAGGGTAGTGTAGGCGTAGCTACAGACTCCATACCGATTACCCAAGGCGCGGTAACATACAAAGTTACCCCCACTGCATTGGTTTTTAGTTCGATAAACGCTAATTCCACAGGGTCAGGCTCCGTAGTGTTATCTACCAGCCCCGTAATCAACGCGCCAACTGGAATCGTCAAGGCTGACGTGGGTCTGGGCAACGTAGACAACACCAGTGACGCCACCAAGAATGCAGCCACAGCCACCCTCACCAACAAAACCCTGACCAACCCCAGCTACTCAGGCGCCACAGCCAATGCGGGCACAGTGACTACCATCGACATCAACGGCGGCACGGTAGACGGTGCGGTGATCGGTGGGGCAGTGCCTGCTGCGGGGAGTTTTACGAGCTTGAATGCGAGCGGAATCATCGCAGGCCGCGCAACCAACGGTCAGGTACTGGGCGCGTCAAATGGCGTTGATGCTGACATCGGTATTTATCTATCCACGGGGATAGCGCAAATCTCAAGCACCGCAGCAAGTGGAAAAATAAGAACCACTATTGGCGGCAGCACAGTCACCGATGTTTCCTCCACCGGCCTCTCCGTCACAGGGGGGATTAGTAGTACGGGTGATGTAGGTGTTGGCACAACGTCCCCAGACGTATTTGCAAGAGGGGATGCCCGCACGCTAGGGGTGTCAAGTTCAGGTTCAAGCTCAATAGGCGTCAATGCGGCAACAGGAAGTTTAGCCTCGGTATATGTGGGGGTGAACGGAACGCGCAGTGGGCAGATGGTCGCTGATGCGACCTCGCTTTCGGTTATCGCTGGCAATGGCAAGGTGTTAAAGCTCGGGGCCAACTTCGTTGACCAAGCCACCCTAGACGCATCCGGCAACCTCGGCTTGGGGGTGGTGCCTAGTGCTTGGAATGCGGGCAAAACACTTCAAATATCAGGCAATAGTGGCATCTATGGTGTTGGGTGGGAGGAGGTTGGCACGTATCAAAATGTGATTTATAACAGTGGATTTTTGTATGGGGCATCAGGCCTTCAAGCCTCCATGTACACAGCCTACTTAGGTTCACACACTTGGCTCACAGCCCCCTCCGGCACAGCAGGCCAGCCTATTAGCTTCACGCAGGCGATGACTTTAACGGCTGGTGGGAATTTGCTGGTGGGGACGACGAGCAGTTATGGCGCAAAGGCCAGCATAGACATGAGCGGTAACGGTATCCGTTTAAGAAATGTTTCGGCTGCGGGCACCCCGTATGCCATTGCTTTTGATTGGGGAGTCACAAATGTCGGCTCGATTAGCATTACAGCATCGGCTACTTCTTATCTCACCACGTCAGACGCCCGCCTCAAAAACAACATTGCTGACTCCGCTGATCCAGCCAGCCTGATTGATGCCCTGCAAGTACGCCAGTTCGATTGGCTCTCCGATGGTTCCCACCAGCGTTATGGCTTTGTGGCTCAAGAGCTTTATGAAGTCGCACCCGAAGCGGTCAGCAAGCCCCAAGACCCCGACGAGATGATGGCTGTGGATTACTCCAAGCTGGTGCCCATGCTCGTCAAAGAAATTCAATCTCTCCGCGCTCGCGTGTCTCAACTCGAAGGAATCTAAATCATGCCCATCTTCACTGAAACCAAAACCCTCAAGTCTCTCAAGCTCGTCCCTGAGTTCGACATCATCATCACGGAGCATGAAGTCGCCACCCTGAAAGATGGCGTGGTCATCACCAAGGCCACTGAGGGTCGTAGTTACTCCAACAGTCAGCTTGACACCTTCAACATGGAGATTGCCCCAGCGGGTGCGTCCATTGCCACCATCGTGGCGTCCTTCAACGCAGCCGCCATTGAACAGCGTGACGCAGCCCTTGCCGACAAAGCCACCGCAGAAGCAGCCCTGACAGCCGCGCAAGCTCAAGTCGCTACCCTGCAAGCGCAGATTGATGCGTACATACCACCAGCCGTAGCAGAGCCTGTGGCTGACCCAGAAGGCCCATCGGTGGATGACTTGCAAATCCGGCTGGCTCTGAATGCGCTGGACTTGCGCGAGGCTGTAGAGCTTGCGGTGCTGGGCTCTGACCAAAGCACAAAGGACTGGTGGGATCGTGCCAGCAACTTCAAGCGCTTGAACCCCATGGTGATCGCCTTGGGTGCAGCACTGGGCAAGACGGATGAGGAACTGGATGGATTGTGGGCGCTCGCAGCGACCTTGGGATGATTTACCGCCCTGACTTTGTTGACCTCTGTGTTTCTGTCCTCAACTGCTTTAAAGGAGCCACAATGAAAACATGGATTGCCGATCTGGAGTTGCGTCAGCGCCTGCTGATTGCCTTGATTGCCGTGGATCACTTGGTGCTGGTGCTACTCACACTGGGCAACTGCGCACGGGGCGAAACGATCTCAGCAAGTGCTTGGAGACAAGAGCAAGCTGGCAAGCTGCGAGGGCGCATTGCGCGGCCCGTGATCGACTGGCTGTTCACTTGGGTTGAGCGCGACCATTGCCGTGTGTCGTGGTTAGCTGAAAAGCACATGTACACCACACCCCCACGCGAACGCTGAATGCGCGGGACTTGCGCCTAGTGGCGCTAGAAACTACCAAAGTTTAGATTGACAAATTCGTATAACTTGGCACACTGCCATAGTCACTAAAAGGAGCCTACGATGGCATTCACCAAGAAGATGATGGGCAAGGAAGTTGGCGCAGCCTCTGTATACGCAAAGCCTCATACAGGCTCTGTTGCGGGCGTAGACTTGACCAATAACGGCTACCCGCAGACGGGCATTAAAACCACGGGTATCAAGACTCGCGGTAATGGCGCAGCCACAAAGGGCGTGACCGCCCGAGGACCGATGGCGTAACATGGCTATGACCTATACGGAGTTGTGCGCGAATATCGCGGACATTACTCAAAACGAGTACACGGCTGCTGAATACAAGATGTTCACGCAGCAAACTGAACAGCGGATATTCAACTCTGTCCAGCTTCCGTCGCTCCGTAAAACTGCGGCTATTGCCTCCGTTATTGGGAATCAGTTCATCAACGTCCCTACAGATTTCCTGTCCGCGTTCTCCGTTGCGGTAGTAGACCCAACAACTTTGGAGTACACGTACCTGCTCAATAAGGATGTCAACTTTATCCGGGAAGCGTATCCTACGGTAGCTGCTACGGGAACTCCGAAGCATTACGCTATCTATGGAAACCAGACGGGTACTGAACTCGCCCTGCGATTCATCCTAGGCCCAACTCCCGATAAGGTCTACTCTACAGAGCTAGCTTACTTCTACTACCCAGAGTCCATTGTTACTGCTGGAACCACATGGCTAGGCGAGAACTTCGATTCCGCCCTGCTAAACGGAGCCCTCGTAGAAGCCATTCGCTTTATGAAGGGTGAGCAGGATATGGTCAAGCTGTACCAAGACATGTATGTACAGTCGCTTACGCTGCTCAAAAACTTGGGTGATGGCAAGCTCCGTCAGGATGCTTACCGTAGCGGACAACCCCGAACCGCGGTAATTTGATATGGCTATAGCTCAAACCCTGTGCTCCAGCTTCAAACAGCAATTGTTTCTGGCTCAACACGACCTCAGTACGGATGTGATCAAGATCGCTCTGTACACGAGTGCCGCTTCTATCGGGCCGGATACTACGGCCTATTCGGTATCGGATGAGGTAGTTGGTATGGGATACACTGCGGGGGGGATTCCCCTTACTGGCGCTACCGTGTTGCTATCAGGCACAACGGCCTACGTAGACTTTAACGATGCGGTATGGCCCGCGGCTACCTTTACAGCACGGGGAGCCCTTTTGTACAATAGCTCCAAGGCAAACAAAGCCGTAGCGGTACTAGATTTTGGGGCCGACAAAACGGGGTATACCCAAACATTCACAATCCAAATGCCCGCAAATGTAGCGTCTAGCGCGCTGCTTCGGATAACTTAAAGGTTAATATGGCAAGTTTATACTCTACCAACCTTAAACTCGAATTGATCGGGACCGGGGACCAGAGCGGTCTTTGGGGTGGCACAACCAATACTAACCTTGGCACTGCCTTGGAACAGGCTATCGTAGGTAAAGCCTCGCTTGTAACAGGGGACTTCACAGCCAACGTAGCCACCCTCACCCTGCTAGATACCAACGCAAGCCAAACGGCACGAGCCTTTGTACTGGATGTAACCGCTACGCTATCTGCTGCGGGGACCCTTAATGTGCCTGCTATCCAGAAGCCCTATCTGGTGTTTAACAACACTGTAGGCGGGTTCGCTCTTACGGTTAAAGTTTCGGGTCTGACGGGCGTAGTAGTTCCCAATGGCAAACGGATGCTGGTGTATAACAATGGCACAGATGTCATTGACGGTATTAACTACCTTAATGGGGTAGCTACCAGTGCCATAACAGCGACAACAGCGACAACGGCGACAACCGCTGGAAGTGCTACAACCGCTGGAAGCGCTACGACCGCTGGAAGCGCTACGACCGCGGGTACTGCCACTAACATAGCGGGAGGGGTAGCAAATAACATACCGTACCAACTTGGCGCGGGCAGCACAAGCTACATTACTGCCCCTGTAACTCCCGGACATGTTTTGGTTTGGGACGGGACCGCGTTTACGTGGGCCGCCTTAAGCGAGTCTGTGAGTGTTAAAGACTTTGGCGCTGTGGGGGATGGGGTGACGGATGATACGGCTGCGATTCAAGCGGCTATTGACTACGTGAAAGCAATAGGTGGTGGATATACACTAATCATTACCGAGGGCACATACCGCCTAACATCTCGTTTAGTTATTGATGCAGGTGTACGGATGGTGGGTGAGGGGGTTTCGCCGTATTTATCCGGCCCAAATGGGGTTCGAGGTCAAGGCAGTTGGCTACACTTTGACCACAGTGGTCGCGGCATTGAGATTGTTGGACTTGCAATATCTGGCATTGCTTTTGCCAACTTTGGTACTTTTCGCAATCAGCCAACCCCGTCTTTAGGGTGGGTCCCAAACAACCACGATTACGACATTTATATTCAAAATGCCGACGTCAAACTGACGGATATGATGCTGCTCAACCCGACAAAGGGTATCTTTTTAACTCAGGGAAATGCAGGACGCCTTGAAATGGACGGGGTTCGCGGTCAGGCATTCAAGGAGTTTTTGCGAGTGTCGGAATCTTATGATGTTGTTAAAGTTCACAACTTTCATCAATGGCCATTCTGGCGCGATGACGCAAACGTTCATGCGTACACAATGGCAAACCTTGACGCAATTTATTTTGAGCGTTGTGACAATCCGATGCTTACAAATATTTTTACAATATTTGCTAGGTCTGGTATGCGGCTTGGAAAAAACGCAGCAGGAAGAGCGTTAAAAATACGTATGGCTAACGTGGATTTTGACCGTGGTGTTTTTGGGCTTTGGGTAGATCCTACTGTTAATGATGGAAATACCGGTCAATTTGTAAACGTTACGCACCAAGGTGAGTCCGGGGTTGTTGGTTCTAAGGCTGTTTTCATTGAGGGAAGCGCGTGTACCTTGGACTTTACAAATCTCCGCACCGACCTTTGCGGTCAGAATGCGGTCCGTGTTGTAGGGGCAAACAACTCGATAAGTTTAAGCGGCGGTATTCGGTTATACAACTACGACCAAGTAAGCGGTAATTTTGCGGCTATCGAGGCGTTAGCCAGCAACGTAATTCGTATTAACACCATGCCCGATATTGCTGGCGGTGGGGTTGGTCCCAAATATGCGGGGGCTGGCTTAATCTACGTCGATGAATGGCGCTCATACACGCCAACAGTAACTTCCGGCACTGGCGTGCTGACCTCAGCGTTTGGAAGTGGTTTGTACAAGCTATGGAACGATACTTGCCAAGTAAATTTGCAAGCGGAAATCATAACTAATGGTACGGGCGGCGGAGACATTAGAGCAACATTGCCATTTATTTCAAGTCCGACAACATCCATAACTTATGTTGGCGCAGGTCGTGAAGGCGCTATATCAGGTAAGCAGCTTCAGTTGATTGTTGGCGCAGGCGCTAATTCTGCCATTTTTTACACATACGACAATTCATATCCCGGCGCAAACGGGGTAGTTTTACTTGGCTCCATTAGTTACAAGGTTTGATCATGGAAAATCTGATTTATTGGCACGGCGTTGCAGTTGGCATCGACTGCGGGAAATACGTTTCTTGGTTTTCGTCTGCACCCAAAGAAGCAATTGAAGCATTGAGCGCAAGATGATTACACCATCCTTCTCATTGACGGCAACAGAGCGAGTGCTGCCAAGGCTGGCGCTTGACTTCACTACGGCTAGCCTAGACCCTCGCGTTACGTTTACACGATCTGGTGCAACAGCCACTCGTGTGAACAGCAGCGGCGGCGGCAACTCAACCACGGTTACGTCAGGTAGTGCTGGGGCTGGCGGTGGTGCGTTGGCATACGCCAACAACATCGCTGTCACACCGGGAGCGTCATATACGGTGGTTATTCCCGCGTTAAATTCGGGAGGTGCTACTTACTTCAAGGATACGGCAACAGTTGCAGCGGGGTTGTAATGTTCTCCGCACTCCTGTCCTTTCTTGGCGGCTCTGTATTTCGCATGTTGTTTGGCGAGATAAGCTCTTGGATGAACAAGAAACAAGATCATGCGCATGAGATGGATCGGATGCGGCTGCAAGGCGACCTAGATAACTCCCAGTTTCTGCGTAACCAAGACGCGCTACGTCTTCAGGCAGAGTTGGGGGTCAAGCTGGTGCAGGTGAAAGCCGAAGCGGTAGTGGCTCAAATAGAAGCCGATGGATGGCTGGCTGCAGTCAAGGGGACTACGCAGACTATCGGTATCTGGTTCATTGACGCTTGGAACGGGGTTATCCGCCCCTTCGTAGCTACATGGGCCGTTATTATGGTCACACTGCACTTCGCGCAAACTGGATGGGTACTGGACGATAACGGCTGGAGCATATGTGGCGCGGCACTGGGTATCTATTTAGCAGATCGGTCGCTCTTCAAGCGTGGTAAATGAGTACGGAAGCCGTTGCGATAGCGGCCTCGCTCTGTCGGCAGTTTGAAGGGCTGTATCTCAAGCCCTATATGTGCCCGGCCCTCGTGGCGACTGTGGGCTACGGATCGACCCGGTACGAGGACGGACGCCGCGTAACTCTAGCGGACGCCCCGATAACCCGAGCCCGGGCCGAAGAACTTTTGCGGTGGGAGTTAAATAGGGTCTGCGTACCTGCGGTAAGACGGTCCTGCCCTAAGCTTACAGAGCCCCGCAAACTAGCGGCCCTACTCGACTTCACCTTTAACTTAGGTTCGGGAAACTTGCACAGCAGTACGCTTCGTAAGAAAATCAACCTCGAAGACTGGGCTGCTGCGCAGTTAGAATTGGCTAAATGGGTACGCGGCGGGGGGCGCATACTCCCCGGCTTGGTAAAACGCCGCGCTGCAGAAGCCGCACTATTAAGGTCTATATGCCCATAAAAAAAATTGGAATCCAAAGTGGAGTCGCGAAGGAAAATACCCGCTACACCTCCGAAGGCAAATGGTACGACAGCGACAAGATTCGGTTTCGTAAAGGCACCCCCGAGAAGTTAGGTGGGTGGGCTCGGTATTCCGTCTATACCTTTCTAGGCGTATGCCGCTCACTGTGGACATGGGTTACGCTTACTGGACTGACGCTTATAGGCGTGGGTACAAACCTGAAGTTCTATATCAACAAGGGCGGGCTGTACTATGACGTAACGCCTATTCGGAAAGTTGTACGCCCCATGCTGGGTGCCGCAAGTGTAGGTAATCCCTTCACTGCCGTTGCCGGGTCTACCGTAGTTACTGTCTACGATGCAAATCACGGGTGTATACCGGGGGACTTCGTAACCTTTACGAGCGCGGTTGGGCTCGGCGGGAATATAACTGCGGCTATCTTAAATGCGGAGTACGCAGTAACAATTTTAAGCTCCAGCACGTACGAAATTACAACGTCGGCCACCGCTACTTCCGCAGATGCAGCGGGTTCCCCGGGGGGTGGTGCGGCGGTAATTGCTGCGTATCAAGTTACTACGGGGAGTAGTGTACAGAGCCCCGCCGCAGGTTGGGGGGGCGGTCCTTGGGGCGCAGGTACATGGGGCTTTGGGGATACTAGCCTAGTTGCAGCCAGCCCTTTAAGACTTTGGACTCAAAATAACTTTGGTGAGAGTATGGTGTTTGGCCCTGCGGGCGGGGCTATATATTACTGGAATGCGAGCGCTGGACTGGGTACTTCGACCTTTACCGTCACTATCGGGGTAACCGCGGTGCTGACCTTTACTTCTGGCCCCCTGCTACTTAACGGTACCGCAGTCATGCTAGAGACCACGGGGGCCCTGCCTACAGGCCTCCTTACCTATGTGGTGTACTACGTTATAAACTCCACAACAGTTAGCGGGATTACTACGTGCAATCTATCCACCACGTACGGCGGCACTGCTATAACTACGTCTGGAACCCAGTCGGGTACACATAGCATCTCTAATAGGGGGATTGCAGTTACGTCTTTGGGGGGAGCCTCCAACGTTCCGATTGTTCAGAACGCGATCCTCGTATCGGACACAAGCCGCTTTGTGTTTGCCCTAGGGGCTAACGAATTCGGGACTACTACGCAAGACCCTATGGTGGTACGCTGGTCCGATCAAGAGTCTGTAACCCAGTGGACTCCATCTGCCACTAATCAGGCAGGGAGCATTCGACTCTCTCACGGGTCCAAAATCGTAGCTTGCTTGCAAGCGCGGCAAGAGATTCTGATATGGACCGACGCCTCCCTCTACGCATTCCAATATGTAGGCGCTCCTGTAGTTTGGCAGACGCAGCTTGTGGGCGATAACATTTCGCTTATGGGGCCTAACGCAGTAGCGCTGGCTTCAGGCGTTGTCTACTGGATGGGTATCGACAAGTTCTATATGTATGACGGTACAGTGCGAACCCTTGACTGCGACCTGCGAAAGTTTGTCTACCAAGACATTAACCTGACGCAAAATTACCAAGTATTTGCGGGCACCAATGAAGGTTTTAATGAGGTCTGGTGGTTTTACTGCGCTAAAGATAGCACTGCGATCAGTAATTATGTTATCTACAACTACGTTGAGAAGGTCTGGTACTACGGCACGATGGGGCGCACAGCATGGCTCGACTCGGGGCTAATAAACTACCCTATTGCTGCTACCTATAGCCAGAATATCGTCAACCACGAGTTTGGAGTGGACGACAACGAAACTGGATTAACGCTCCCGATCAATGCATATATCTCCTCCTCGGAGTTCGATATGGATGACGGGGATCACTTCATGTTTGTGTACCGTATGCTACCGGACCTCTCGTTTGCGGGGTCTACTGCAGGCACTACTGCGGAGGTAACCTTGGGGCTATACGCCATGAAGAACTCTGGGTCGGGCACGGGGTCGCTTGTATCTCAGCCTGTTAACCAATTGACAGGGGCGGAATACACTGTAACTGAAGGGTTTACAGGGCAGATTTACACACGCCTTCGCGGGCGGCAGATGATCTTGAAAGCCTCGTCCAACAAAATAGGTACCACATGGCAGCTAGGTGCTATCCGTTTTGATATGAGGCCTGATGGGAAACGTTGACTTATGCCGCTACTACTTAAGCCCAAAGCACCTGCGCTGCAGATACTGCCAGCAGAGTACTCCCAAGACTCTTTCAGAGCGCAGAATAACATGCTGCGTATCTACTTTAACCAGCTAGACGCGGCAATGTCGGAACTGCTAGGCGGCACTGGAGGTAGGTTCTTGCAGCATCCGTATGGGGCATTTCAATCTTTAGTTACCCAGACCGCCCCTGCTAACACCGCCAAAGCGCTTACTTTTGACACGTTGGATTACGCCAATGGCGTGGCGCTCGGGGACCATGTAGCTGTAATGACGGCTTCGCAAGCTCTAACAACGCTTACAGTCACTGCAGTGTCGGGGGACGATATCTATCTTGGGATGACCCTAACGGGTACCGGAGTCGTACCGGGCACCACAATTACTGCGTTTCTTACCGGCACTGGCGGTACGGGAACTTACACGGTTAGCACGTCTGCTACGGTAGCTAGCACGACTATCACAGGGACCCTAACCTCTAGGCTTGTCGCAACCTATGGGGGTATCTACAACCTGCAGTTCAGTGTGCAGACCAAAAACACATCCTCGCAAGCCCACGATCTTGATATATGGCTACGCCAAGACGGTCCCGGCCCCGGAGTGGATATCACGGGTTCTCGTGGGACCGTAACGATAGCGCCCCGGCACGGCTCCGTTGATGGAGGGAGTATCGTGGGGTGGAACTATTTTGTGCGCTTAGAAGCGGGGGAGTTTGTAGAACTTTGGTGGGCGGTCGATAGCACAAATGTTACGATACCTACATACCCGGCAGCCGTGGCTCCCGTGCGCCCCTCAACAGCCTCTGCGATAGTCACCCTATCGTATGTATCCGCAATAGTTTAAAGGTTCCGCATCATGCCTATACCTGAAGATACGTATTTCTCCCGCCTTGGGACCCGAGACAGAGTTATCCCAAGCCACCAAA